TCGCAGCACGTGGATCACCGCCGACATCTTGCCGACGTTGAAGTCCATGCCCACGTGCAGCGCCTCGCCCGGCTTGATCCCCTCGCCAAGCGGACAAGCGTTCTTGCTGCGGTCGAACTCGGGATATACCGAGCCAGCGACCAGGTTAACGAACTCTCCGTCGAGGTAGGCCGCCAGCAGGTTGCTCGGGTAGGACGCGCGCAGGCTGTCGATGTAGCCCGCCGGCAGGTTTCGGCTGTTGCTCATCGTCGATGCCTTGATGATTCGGTAGCCCGGCGCGCTATTGCGCTGCCATCGGTCGTACACGAATCGGAAGCCCTCTGGCGTGGTCGCCACGCCCACGGTGTTGAGGCTGCCGTCCGGCTTCTTCTGCCGGTTGCGGGAAATGATCTTGTTCCACGCCTCCCGCGCCTTGTCCTCCGGGAGTGTGTCCAGTTCGTCGACTAGGCTATCGGCCACCTCGTAGCCGATGATCCGCTCGGGGTTGTCCATCGTGCGAAAGATGATCGCGCCCGCATCCTGGACGTGGATCATCTTATCGTTCTTGTTCGGCTTGAACTTCAAGCCCAACTCTTCCAGAGACTCGTAGAACCGCGGGAAGCCGATCGTGGTAACGAGGTCGTAGGTCGGCAGGTAATAGGCGACGTTCTGCCGCGGGTACTGCAGCTTCTTTGTCATCGCGCGCACGACCGCTGCGTGCGTCTTGCCGGATCCGAACCCCGCCACCAAGGCAGGGAACTGATCCTCGCAGGTGACGAACTCGTACTGCGGGTCAGTGAGCCGTACTTGGCGAGTCGTCATAGCGGATGATCTGGATCACCGGCAGGCCGCTCCCTTCGACCTTCGCGTCGACCTCGACCGACTCCTTGGGCTTGCCCCATCCGCGATCGAGCAACGCAACCGCGGCGACGATGCGATCCTTTGGCTCGTTCTGCACGGCCATCATCAGCTCGTGGAGCACCTTCACGCAGTCCGCGGTATGTCCGCGCGCAAGCTCGGCCAGCGTTTCCCCATTCGGCCCCACCCTGGGGCTACGGCCGCCGGGGTTCGCCGACTGACCTTTCTTCCATGTGGTCTTGGTTGCCGCTCGCTTTTTCGGTGTCGTCATGTTGGCAGTCAGCCTTGCCGGCCGCCTCCTCTAGTGGCGCCGGCTTGGCCAGCGGGTTGATCTTTCGTAGCGCCGCGCGCACTCGCGCGCAGGGGATGCAGGTCATTGGCGCTCGCTGCGTATGAAGTCCTGCAGGCCCTTTATCTGGGCGTCGGCTTCGTCTGCGGCTCGAATAATTCGGCCCGCACTTTCTGCCCGGTCGTCGGCGACTGCATCAGGCTGGCCGGCGGCTCCGTCGGCTTGGGGCAGTCCTGTTTCACAGCCTTTCCACTGAGCGCGCAGCCGGAGGTTCCCAGCGCGCAAGTCAGCAACAGTGCGCTTCGCATCAGCTTCCGCATGGATTTTGTCCTGTTCGTATTGAGCCGCGATGGCGTTGGCACGCTTGGCTGCCGCGCGCTCGGCCTCGATGACCTCACTCAGCGCACGAACCCTTGCCGCACTCGCTTCCGCTCTCTGCTCGGCGGCGTCGGCACGTGCATCGGCACGAGTCCCGCGAACCCAAAACAGTAGGCCGACGATCAGCAGCGCGACCGCCAGCACGCTGAGCGCGAGGGTGGCGAATCGCCAGGCGTTGGCGCGTAGGTTTGCGAGGATCATGCCTGCTCCGCCATGCACTTCGCGTGCCGTTCTTTCTGCCGCGTCCACACGCCTGAGCAGCGCCTGTTTCCGGGCGTCGAGCAGTCGTAGCCGGCGGCATAGCGGTACTTGAGCAGGCTCTGGCACGCGGCCCGATACTCGCCGGCCAGCAGGTTTCGCCTCATCCCAGAACGCCGCCAATTTCCGATGCCGTACTGCCCGGTGAAGTCGATGTAGACGTCGTATTCGCCCTGCGTGAGCTTCACGCCCGGCAGGGAGTCGCGGAATCTCTGCTCTTCCTCGCGGTGCAGGTTCCGCGCCAGCTCAACCGCGCGACGTCGATCGATGGCCGGATCGGTCATGCGCACCGACGTGCCGTCCTCGTACCGCGTGGATCCGTGGCCGATGGTCGGCACGTCGCCCTTCGTGGGGATCACCGGCGTCGGCGTGTAGCCCTCGCTCGCAATCCAGGCGGCGAAGCCGGCGGCGCTCAGCGCCAGCGCAGCAACCGCGATGCGGACGGGGCCGGATTGCTCAGGCTTCATCTTCGTCCTCGCCGGAGTCGATGGCCGCCATGCGCTTCTCGTACAGGCGATGCGAGCGCTTGTCGGCCTTTTGTTTGTAGTACCACTGGATCAGCACGCCCACGATGGCGACGAACAAGCCGCCGAATGCCGCGACCTCGTTGGCAGTGAGCCCGCCGACCAGCGCGGCACCACCTCCGGCGGCGCTGACTTTCTGCGCAGCTGCTGCGACAGCCGCCTCGGTGGTTTGCTCGTTCAATGTCTTGTCCTCACTTCTTGCGCCGCTTGGCCGCAAACTCGATGCGCTCGATGTCAACCGGGGCGCTGGTGTAAAGGTCTCGGGAGCATGCGATCAGCACGGCGCGCTCTGCGCTCGCGCCTGCATCCATGGCCCCGACGGCGTAGGCGCTTCCCGAGCCGATGGCCAGGTACTCGTCACAGACCGGCTGCGGTTCCATCTCGTCATCGATCAGGATCGCCGTGCCATCGAGTGCAATCACGATGCAGGAAAAGGCGAAGTCGTCGGCGCACGCACCGAACAGTTCCTCGAAGTCCGGGCGATCGCCCTCCGCGAAGTCGAACTCGGCCCAACGCTTCGCCTTGCCGATGGTGAGCAGGTGGCCCGAGCCGAGGAAGTAACGCCCATCCGATAGGCGCTCGATCTTTCGGCAGCGATAGACCGCGCCGCTGCGGTCAGTGTTCTGCGTATCCGCGGCGATGACGCCTGCGCGGAAGTCGACGACGATCGTGGTCACGCGGCCGCCGCGAACATGGACGAGGACAGGCGCACGCGCCCCACTTCGCCGTGCACGTCGTGGTAGGTGATGACCTGCGCCGAGCGCCCCGACATCCAGCCGCCGCGGCTCGCATAGGCGTCCGGCGCGGCCAGGGTCTGGTGCTGCTCGATGACCATCAGGCTGGTCTCCTTCACGTCGACGTGGTGCATGTGCCCCATGTGGGCATAAGCGTGCTTGGTGCGGCCGAACACCTCGCGGAACTTGGCCGCGAACACGGCGTCGACGTTGGCCGGCTTGCGCTTGTGGCCGTGGTGGAAGAACAGCGCGGTCGCGCCGTGCTCCACGCAGTAGTACGGATCCGGGCTCGTCTCGACGGTGATGCGCGGCTCGTCCTCGAACGTGGCCGCCAGCCACTCCCGCAGCCATATCGAACTGGCCGGATCGTGGTTACCCTCAGCCATCAGCACGACCACGCGCTCGTGGCGCGCAAGCAAAAGACCGATGATCCGGCGCACGACGCGAATCGCCACGCGCACCAGCTTGGTGAAGCGTCCGTCCGCATCGAGCAGGTGTTTCGATGCTGGGGTTACCGCATCCATGCCATCCCAGTGAAGGAAGTCGCCCAGCTGGGCGAACACCGCCGTGCCTGCGCGCGGCGCCTGGGCAATCGCGGCGCTGAACCACTCGACCAGCAGCGCTTCCGCGATGGCGGTATCCCAATCCGCGCCGGTCTCTTCGCCCCACGCCAACATGCCGAGGTGGTAGTCGGTCAGAACGTAGCAGTTCAGCAGCGCCGGCACGGTGTGCGTTGGGCCTGGTCGGGCCTTCTCGCGCGGCAGCTTCTCGGCCATGGCCTGGATCGCCGCGCGCATGATGGCTTCCTGCGCAGCGCGATCCTCGTCGGTCTTGACCCACTGGGTCTCGCCGTTCGGGTTCTTGGTGAGCGTCGAGACGCCCTTGACCTTGAACCCTGCCGGCACCGGTGAGGCGATGCCGTACTCAGGCGCCCAGCCTGCCTTGGCTTGCTCCGCTTCAGCGGCCGCCATCTCCGGCGTGATCTTGAACCCGTGATCGCCTGTCCTGCACCAGCCTCGGCTGCCGCCGTTGCGGATGGCGCCGGGTGTCTGGCACTTCGGGCAGATCACTAGCTGCCGTCCTCGGCGCTCGGCGGGTTGAGCGCGTGGCCGGGGCGCGCGTCGTAGGCCGGCGTCCATTCGTGCTCGAGCCCGACGAATCGGCGCATCAGGCGCTCGCCTGCCATGGCCAGCGAGGCGCGGCCTTCGCCGATCTCGCGCAGCGCGCCAAGCACCTCCGCCACGATGTAGTCATCGGTCAGGGTCATGCATCGCTCGCTGGTTTGGAGCCGGCTTTCGCGCGAGGCGAACGTGGCGGGGTCGAGGCCGCACCGGCGTAGGTGTGAATAGATTCGGAGCACAATGAGCGCGCTGCTACGCGGCATCCGGCACGTTCGTGAATGGATCGGTGCATAGATCCAAAACGCAAAACGCCCCACCTCTCGGCAGGGCGCAACTATCCATCTTGGGATAGCGTGGCACGCTCGCGCGCCGAGTCAAGCCCAGAGGCCCAGCGCCAGCCAGCTGCGTCTGCACTCCAGCGCATGCGGAACTTCTGGCCTGTGACATCCCGCCAAGCGATCCACCAGCACTGCAGCAGCTCCGCATCGCTCACGTGAGCGGGTGCCAGCGATA